TCAACTGCGGCACGGCCTGCTCGCGCGCGATGGCCTCCTCAACATCCTCCTGCAGCTGTGCGCCGGTCTTCAGTGAGTTCGGGTCGAACCGCGCGTCGACCGCCGCTTCGCGCGCGGGGATGGTGCTGGCGGCGCGTTTCTTGGCGGCAGCGTCACGCACTATCCGCATCAGCGTCTCACGCTCCGCCGGATTTATCGCCAGCTTGACGGCCTTCCCGACACCGAACAGCACGACGTTGCCGCCGGCGTCCCAGATGACGTCATGGATCACGCTGTCCTTGATGAACTGGCTCGCCTGCTCGGGCGAAACTGTGACGGCGTTCTTGCCCGCCTCTCTCAGGTCCATCTTCGTGCCGAGGTACGAGCCAAGGCCCGTGCCCGCCGCGCTGGCCGTGGTACCGCCGAGGAACGCGCCCACGCCGGGCACCACCGGCGTCAGAAGGGCACCGCCCACTGCGCCGACTGCGCCGCTACCTACGCCGCCGACGAGGCCGAGCCTGTTGCGCCACTTCGTGCCGACGCCGGTGCTGTTGATCTGCTTCTCGAGGTCCGCCAGATCGGCCCTCTTTTCATCGAGGCTCGCACTGACGGCGTCCCACGTCTCGGGGGTCGCGCGCAGCGCGAGGGTCGCCATCTCCGACTCGATGACGGACGCCCGCTTCTCCAGCGCGAGGCGCTCGTTCTGGCGCTCATCGAAGGTGGGGGGATTCGCAGGCTCCGAGGTCGCGCTCTCCATGCGGCGCACGTCGGACTGCGACGCGCGAGGCTCCTCCTCGACGGGGCGCGCACGAATCTTGCCCAGCCGCCTCTCGTCGTAGCGGACGTCCTTCATTATGTCCGGGTTGGTCGGGTCGATGGCCAGTTCGCTGCGCTTGATGTCAAGCGCGTTCTCGTCGCGCGCACGCTGCACGACGGCCGGGACGTTCAGCCCCTGCGTGTCGTAGTCGGGCGCGTCAATCGTATCGACAGGGCGAGCACGGATTCCCATTTATTTCACCCTCGTCCAGTTACTACGTTCCGCTTCAGCCACATCCTCGGCGACCACCATCATCTCCACGCGCTTCCCGTTCTTGTCCGGCGGCATGAGCATCCGCACCTCGGCACCCGCCGCGGCGGGAGCAGCAGCAGCAGCAGCAGGAGCAGCAGCGGGTGCCGGCTTGTCGGTCAGTCTGCGCCGAGGAGTGGCCTCCGGCTTGGGCGCATCCTGGCGGTAGTGCGGATCATAGTTCGGCATGTCCGGGTACTGCACGGGCGGAACGCCGTTGGCCTCGCGGATGGCGTTCGTGACGGCCACCGCGCCGTCGTACATGCCGGCCAGCTTGTTGACCGCGACTGCGAAGCTGTCGGTGCGGGCCGGAACGAACGGACGCAGCCGGTCCATCTCCAGGACCGACACGGCGGCACCCGATCTGTCATGGATCAGCTGGCTGCCCAGGTTGGCCACCGCGGCGCGGACTGTCACCCCCTTCGGGTCCATACGGTCAACACGATCAAAAAAGTCACCGTAGTTCGAGAAGCCGATTGCGTTCGGATACGCCTTCAGCTTGTCGTACGCAGCCCTGATGTTCGCCATCAGCCCTTCGTTGCTCTGCACTCCGGTCTTCGCCGGGCCTTTCAGACCGGCGTCGGTGGCGGCACCGCTCTCCTTCGCGTCGAGCTTCGCGTCGGTTATTTCGCGGGTGGTGGTGTCCCTCATCCTGTCGGTGGCGGACACGGTCTTCGTTCGGGTACCCGTGATGGAGCCGTCCGGGTTGTAGACAACGATCTCGCCGCCGGCGTCCTTGAACGTGAGCTTGCCTTGCGCGAGGTTGTTCAGTATTTGCGTCAGATAGGTGCGCTTCTCCGGGCTGTTGGTGTTCTCCAGTTCATCCATGTACTGCAGCACTTTGTCCCGGCTGGCGCCACTCAGCTTCGCGGCAATCGTAGCGTTACGCTCCTTGGCACGCGCGTCGCGGTTCAGGTCAGTCTGCGCCATGCGCTCCTCGCGCTTCAGGCCCAGCGCCGACCGCGCGTTCTCCGTCTTCATCTTCTGGTACTCCTGCTGCATCGCGGCGGCCTGCGTCGGCAGCCGGTTCTGCGCCAGGAGTTGAATCACGCGCGGGTAGTAGCTGTCGCTGGTCGGGTCGAGCCCCTCCGCCACGATCTGGTCCTTCACCTTCTGGATCGAGTCGGTGTACTTCTGATCCTCGCTGCGCACGTCCACGCCCAGCGCGCCGCCCGCCATCTGGCCCGCCCCGGCCGCGATCCCGCGTCCGCCCTTGTACGCCATGTAGGCCCCGAGCTGGTCGGGCGTGAGCCCCGACACGTTCATCGCCTGGCGCTCGTCGAGCGCCTCGTCGGCACGGAGATCCCGGACCGTCGGGTTCAGCAAGTCAAGTGCGTTTGCCATGTTGTCCTCTTACAGCCAGCTGTCGGAGCGCGCGTTGTCCACGTAGAAAGAGTCGAAGGGCCCCGTGCGGTTGGTCTGGTCGATCATGCCACGGAACCAGTTCTTGTTCCCGGCGAACATGTTCCCGGCCGGTGTCCGACCCGCGGCGGAGTCGAGCATCCCCGGCACGTTGGCCCGGCGAGCGGTGTCGACCTGATTGCGGGCGGCTTCCTCGGGCGACGCGACGCCCAGCGGCGAGCCCGCTGGCGGCGGTCCCGACAGCATCCCCGGGGGCGTCACGGACCCGCCCGCGGGCATCGGCCCGGGTTGGCCCGGTGGGCCGCCCGGCGGTTGGCCGCCCGGCGGTTGGCCGCCCGGCGCGTCACCCATCTTCCCCTTCAATAGCGAGAGGAGCATCTCCCGCTTCTGCGGGTCCAGCGACTGCAGTGTCTCTTCGAGGGAGGCCATGCTATTCGTCCAATATTCCGTAGTCGTTGTAGCCGGAGGACCATTCGTCGCCGTAGCTAGGGCTGAAGGTGGGGTACTCTGGGGTGTAGGTGCCAGACTGCTCGCCGAAGTTCGGATTGAAGTTGGAGCTCCCGGTCGGCGTGTACCCGGTTGCACCCCCTTCGCCTAACAGCTTCTTGAGGCCCTCGACACCACCGACGCCCTTCCACAGGGAGCCGAACATTCCGGGTGCCCCGCTGAGCAGGCCCGAGGTGCCAGCGCCCTTGGCCTTGAGCGCGCCAGCCTTGGCCGCGTTGATGGCCGCGGTGTCGGACGCCGGGTTCATCCTCGCGTCGGCCGTGTTCGCCGCACTGAGAAGTCCGGTGGACCGGTTCAGCAGCTGGTCGAGGTATTTCTCGCCCTGCTTCAGCGAGTCGGCCGCCAGCCGCGAGTCCTGGGTCGCCTGCGCGGCGGACAGCCCGGCGGTGTACGGGTTGGTGGCCTGCCCCGCGGGTGCGCCTGCCTGCCCGTAGCCCGTCTGCCCCAGTAGCCCCTTCGAGTACATACTGCGGAGCAGTGCCTCCTGGGCCTTCGCCCGACCGGGCGCCTCAAGGTCCTGCATGGCCTTGAGGCGCTCCGCCGCGGCGACCTTCGGGTCGAAGCTGCCGGCGAGCGAGAGCGACGCGTTCGAGCCGGCCAGCAGCTTGTTGAACAGGTCCTTCATGCCCGCGTCGGTGTACATCTGCCGGCGCGCGTCGACAGAGCCCTGCACGTTGCGCAGGTTCTCGTTCGCGATGTCGCGTCCCTGCTTGGCCCCGTAGAGGCCGGAGCCCAGCGTGAATGCGCCCGATGCGATGTCGTCCCAGCTGATTGCCATTATTCCACCTCTGTCTGATCGAGTCGTTTGCGCCGCTGGGCTTCCAGTACCGCTGCGTCGTCCAGCTGTGCGCCGCTGAACATTCCGCCCGCGCTGTTGCGCAGATTGGCCCACCTGTCGTTCCCACCGGGGCCGACCAGCGAAGTGATCTGGCGCAGCAGCGTATCGAGGTACTCATTCACGTCGGCGCGCGAGGAGCTGGCGATGGCCGCGTCCTCCCTTGCGAGTCCGGCGTGCCGGGCTGCCAGGAACGGGTTCGCCGCTTCCCCATCCGCCAGGTCGTAGGTCTCCTGCGCCCCGGTGACCTCGTCGACGCCGGCCTCGCCGTAGTTCGAGAGGCCGAGCTGCCCTCGAGCGTACAGCGCGGCGACCAGCTTCGCGAAGTCCTTCGCCCGTTTGCTCTGCAGCATCTCGATGCGCTTGGAGAACTCTTCGGCCGTCAGGTCTTCTATGTCGGCGCCCATCAGCTCTTCTATGAGCTTGTTCGCGGTCTCTACGTTCCTCCGGATTGCTTCGCGGTCCTTCGGATCGATAGCGTCCGTCTCGCGCATGAGGCGCTTCGCTTCGGCCGCCTCTGGGCTGTCGCCCATCATTCCGAGCAGCCGCTGGGACAGGGAGATCAGCTGGCTCGGCTTCACGGCGGCGAACAGCGACTTCTCGCCCTTCGGCGTCTCGCCCTTCGGCGTCTCGCCCTTTGGCGTCTCGCCCTCAGTAGGCGGAACGGCCTCCGGATCGACCGGCGTCTCGCCGTCGTCGTTGACGGGCGCGGCCGGTGTGCCGCCGTCCGGCGCGGGGGCGTCCGGCGTGACGATCTGGGACAGCCAGGGTTCGATTGCGGCGGTGGCGTCGGGCACCGAGAAGTTGGTGCCGGAGACGGCGTAGGGATCGTTTGTCGGCAGACTCGCTGTCGGGTTCATGTACCGCTGCGATTCTGTCGCAAAGTTGAAGTCGCCCTGCGGCCCTTGATCCTGCCAACTTCCCAGGTCCATGTACCCGTCGCCACCAACACCGCCACCACCGGTGAAGGCGTCCCATCCGCCGGCAGCGTCGAAGCCCATGTTCGCGACTGGACCGAGGGCCGACATCCCCAGCTTGGCGGGATCGAGCTCGCCGGTCGTGGCGAACTGCATGACTGCGTTCTTGAGTAGGCTCTGACCGACCGAGCCGAGGGAGTCCCACGCACTTCCGAGTGACGAAGCGATTTCACCAATGCCGCCCGCAGCGCCAGCCGCGCCAGCCCCCAACTCGGCGGCGGTGAGGCCACCGGCAGCGCCCAACGATCCGGCTTCGCCCAGGCTCGCGAACAGCGCAGTCTCCGCGCCTACGCCACCAACCCCGGCGAACACCGGTCCCAGCAGCGGGCCCAGAACGGCACCGCCCAGCAGGGAGAGGAACGTACTCATACCGTGGTTCTTGTTCAAATCCTGCTGATGCTGGTTGTATGCTTCCTGCTTTGCTGCGACCTGGTTGAACATCGGTTGGAACTGTTGATAGGCCGCCGAATTCGGGTCCACCCCGTGCTGCTGCAGCAACACCCCGCCAAGGTTTCCGACGCTGTCGGAGTTGTTCAGGTACTGCATGCCGTTCGCGGCATTCCAGTTCGAGATGAATTGGTCCATCCACTCCCCGGTCTGATATGGCGTCAGACCGACGTAGCGGCCAGCGGCGTAGACTGGCCCAAAGTTGCCGGCGTCGGCCCAGGGGTAGCTGTTCCAGGCGTCCATCGTCTGCGCCCGGCCCGCCGCGACCGCATCCGCATCTGCCTTTGCCTTGGCGGCCACCCCCTCCGGGGTAGCATCGTACAGCAGTCCCTGCGCACGGGAAACATCCCCTCGGAGAGAGTCGAGGTTATAGTCCCCCGTGGGCATTTCTATGCCAACGGCCTTCATGGCTGCGTCCAGCGCGGGATCGCCGGTGCTCGGCGGCGGCGCGTTGTTCCACTCAGTTGCCATAGCTATTTCCTCGTGTACGTTCGGTGGACGTCGTTGTCGTCTGTCCAGGTCTTCTCGAGCGTGTAGCCGAGAACCGTGAGTACCGCCGTCACCTGGTGGTGCCGCGGATGATCTTCGCTGCCCAGCGGCTGCTTGCGCACCAGCTTCAGCGGGCGCACCGCGGCGAGAAGCCCCGCGAATGCCTTCAGCATCTCCGGCCACAACGCCCGCCGGTCTTCCTTCGTCAGCTTCTCTCTCGCGTCTCGCCACGTCGTTATCGCGGTCCCATCGGGCGCGATGGTCGCGTACTCGACGTTGTAGTGGCCGTCACCGCGGTGGTCAACAAGCCCGACCATGTACCGCTGCGTTATCCGGCGAATCTCGTTGTAGCCTACCGGGCGCAGCATTAGCGGAACGTCGTCTTACCCGTCTGCGCGAACAGGCGCATCTGGTGGAACGCTATTCTATCGCCGCTTACCGGCATTGTGAACCCGAACTTCGCGATGTTGGCGGAGCGGCCAATGTGCGCCTTGATCTCGCCGACCCCGGGGGCCTCGGCGAACTCCACCGCGTCGCACGTGAAGGTTGCAGTGTTCACGGTGCCCGCCTTGTAGTCCACCTGCCACCGCATCGTCCCGGTCTGCCCGCTGTCCGTCTCGAGCGTCAGCACCACGTACTTCAGGTGCTTCAGCCGCGACTCATCTCCGAAGGACAGCCACTGGCTGTAGTAGTCGAAGGTGTAGACGTTGTTCGCGCCGTCGCTCGTGTAGCCCGTGTACTTGTGGACCCCGTTCGTGCCGGCGCAGTACCAGTTGCCGTCCTTGTCGAAGCAGAATCCGCGGAACGGCATCCCGACGTTCGTCCACGTGGTGATGACCGGCACGTTCAACGTCGGCAGCTTTCGGCGTGCGTGGATGACGTAGCACTTGTTGGCGGTCGGCGCGTTCAGCACGTACAGCCCTTCCGCCGGGTAGTACCCGCCGCGCACCTTCGTCAGCGTCTCGCTGGCGTAGGTGCTCAGCACATCGTCGTTGCACAGCTGCGAGATCAGGGGCAGCGTCATCAGTGACGTGATCTGCGCCAGCCGGTCGATGCGGTAGATGCCGTTGTCGCCCAGGAAGTAGACGCCGTCGTCCGCCACCACAACGCTGTCCCGCGCGCGGCAGCCGGTGTTCGTGATGATGTCCGTGCGGGTCATCGTCCCCGGGTCATTGTCCGTCCCCAGCGTGTACATGATGATCGAGTTGCGGCCGAACAGCATCACGCGGCCAAACGCGGCGGCGATGGCGACGATGGAGTCCTGCCCCTGCGGCCATGCCTCTTTGATGCTGATGGCCCCTGCGTCGCCGGTTGTCCACGCCTTCCCGTTCAGCAGGTCCGACCACCACAGCGTGTAGCGGTTCAGCCCGGCCCCGTCGTCAGCGGCCCACAGGCGGCCGTACGCGGCCATCACGATGTTCGGGCTCGAGAACCAGGGCTGCGCGATGATGGCCTCCTCGGCGTACGTCCCTTCGAGCAGGCAGGTGAACGGGCGCCCGGCCTGCGCCATGTAGATGCGGTCGTTCAGCGACGCGAACTGCATCGCGTTGCTCGTCGCGGCCCACCCGGGCACAGCGTCGAGGACCGCGACATAGCTGGTCAGAGTGGCCAACAGCGGGGTGACACCGTCCACCATCGATATGCTGGAGCTGGCGCCCGACGACAGGCTCGTGATGCGGAGATTACCCACGGTAAGGTCCGCAGTCGCCCAGGTGCTGATGTCCGTGTTGATCTCGGCCAGGAGCGTCGTGTAGGTCTGCGCGGCGCTGCCAGTCACCGCAACCGCGCGGGCCGTGCCGTCGACCGTCACCGTCATCAAGTAGGACGTGGCGTCGTTCGCCAGCCCGGTCGCGGTAGCCAGGAGCTTCGCGCTGCCCACGTTCACGATCTGGTAGCCCGGCGCGGTGTCGGAGTTCCCGGTGCGGATCGCCACGAAGCTGGTCAGCGGGGAGAACAGAGGCACATCGCCGTCCGTTATCCGGATGCGGGAGGAGGCGCCGGTTGTCAGGCTCGTGATCCGCAGGTTCCCCGCTACCAGCGACGCCGTCGCCCAGGTGCTGATGTCCGTGTTGATCTCGGCCAGGAGCGTCGTGTAGGTCTGCACCGTAGAACTGACCACGGATATGGTGCGGTTCGTGCCGTCGACCCTCACGGTCGCGGTGCGCACCGTCGCGTCGTTCGACAGTCCCGTCGCGGTGGCGCCCGCCTTCGCGCCGCCGACGTCCACGACCTGGTAGGCGTAGGAGAAATTCACGCGGGACGTCATGGTTGCGGTGCCACTGTACACCGCACCGCTGGCGCCGGAGAGGATCACCTCCGTGCCGTCGTCATTCCGATGCGTGAAGACCGTCTCGACCGTGCCGCTGAACCCGCTGGTCTGATTCACGAAGTCCTTGCGGGAGGCCAGCTTGCCCGACGAGTCGACGAGGCCATTGGAGCATGTTGCCGCGAAGCGCAGCGTCGGATCGGCGGCGATGGTGTCCGTCGTGTTCAGCCCGAAGCTACCGGGCAGAAGGATGTTCGCTGCGCGAATCAGGCCCATTGCTTACACCGGCACCCAAATCAGTTCCGACTCGTCGCGGCCCGCGTCTCGGGCGATGGCGGAGGCGAGCAGATCGCGGTACAGGGCTTCCTGCTGCTGTGTGGCGACACCACCATCGTCGCCCCGCTCGGCCATCGCGCGGGTCACAGCGCCCTCCACCAGAACCACGATGGGCACCAGCGGGACGTCCGCCCCCGAAGACAGCTCGGCCTGCGGCTTGTACAGGTTGAACTTCAGCAGGTCCGTCTGGGTCGGAACGGGCCACACGTCGTACGACTGGTCGTAGCTCGCGTTCAGGCCGCCCATGACGTACTGCTCGACGCGCCCGGTGATCGGGGTCGTCGTGCCGAAGAACCGCTGGTTCATCCGCAGGCTAGAGGCGGGCTGCAGCTGCGCCTGCATGGTGTTGTTCCACGCGTCGATCACGACCGCGTCCGGGCCGGAGCCCGTCAGGACGTAGGTCGAGGTGCCGATCACGCAGGTCACGTCGTAGGTGTCGCGCAGCGCGTGCCACTGCCACGCGTCCTCGATCTCCGTCTTCACCTTGTTGACGATTGACCCCACCAGGGTGGAGTAACTGGTCTCGGTGACGGTGGCGACGGTGGCCTCGCGCAGGCGCACCAGCACTTTGTTCACGACTTGCAGGTAGGTGGTCGCGGCCATGTCAGTGTGTCCCGTCCCACCAGCCGCGCTCCTGCCCGTAATTGGGGCCGGTCACGCCGGTGAAGGAGCTGTTGTCCGTCTGGAGTCTGAAGTTGCCGCCGACGTACCCGGACAGCTTGTAGCCGACGCCGCACTGGAAGAGACGATCCGCCCCCAGTCGTACGCCAAACCATACACCGAAGGGGGCGTTTATGCGTATGAAGAGGGCCGCGTTCCAGTACAGCGACCGCTCATCGCCGCCGCCCAGCGTGGCGCGCGCACCCCAGCGCCGCACCACGTATTTCCTGTCGTCGCTCGAGTCGTAGTCCGCCGCGTGCTGCGTGAAGTAGCCGACCGTGCGGTAGCCGAGCGACAGCGACAGGATCGGAAATGCCCAACGCGGATGGATGGCGAGGGCCTCACGGATGCGGGAGAGGAGTTTCATGCTACAACTCGTACTGGATGTTGATGCTGCCGGCGTCGAACGTGTCGATGCCGTTGAGCGTGGTGAGCCGGAGGCGGTCTAGTTCCTGCGACAGCGTTTTGGTGCCAGTGGAGGTGAACATCACAGTGACATCTGTTCTTACGAGAGTCCCCGAGTACACCCATTTGAAGGTGGCCGCATCCATCAGTGCGAACTCGAAGCGTCCGGTGTAGGTGCCCGCAGCGGCAGGGGTGGTGAGCAGCGGCAGCCCGCTACTGGAGGAGGCTACATCTGCCGTGTTAGTGGCGGCAACGTAACCCACC